TACAACCCTTGGCACGATCACAGGCACTGCTCAATGCTCGATGGCAGACAACGGTACACAGTTAATGGTGCTGGTGCCTGGCAGCAACGGGTACATCTACAATCAAGTCACTAACGTGTTCGCACAGATCACTGACACAGACTTTGACGCTAACGGCAATCCGCAGTTTGTTGTCTTCATCGACTCCTACTTTGTATGCACAACCGACACCAAGAAGTTTATCTGCTCGGCTCCCAATGATGGATTGAGCTACAACGCTTTGGACTTTGGCACAGCAGAATCCGATCCAGACGTGACTGTTGCTCCGATTGTCTTCAAGAACCAGCTATTCATCTCTGGATCACAGACTATTGAAGCCTTCCAGAATGTGGGAGGGACTGACTTCCCATTCCAGCGCACAGGGCTGTTCTTACAGAAGGGCGTGTACGCTCCGTATAGCTTGATCAACGCTCAAGATACTGTTGTCTGGGTGGGTGGTGGGGAGAACGAAGGGCCATCAATCTGGGCGCTCTCTGGCAACGATACAGCGAAGATCAGCACGACCCCTATAGACAACCTGCTCCAAGCTCTAACGCTCTCCCAGCTTGAGTCTATCTACGCATGGGCCTATTCGCAGAATGGTGCTTACTTTATCGGCTTCACGTTGCCGACAACTACTCTGGTTTTTGACCTGACTGCAAAGCGATGGCATGAAAGACGCTCGGTGCTCGATGGTGACTTGAGTAGATTTCGAGTGACTGCGATCTGTAAGGCTTATAACCAGATACTGTGTGGCGACTTTGTTGACGGCAGGATTGGCAGAATCGATCCACTTGTTTACACAGAGTACGAGAACATCATTATCAGACGGGTAGCAACGCAGCCATTTCAGAACAACCTCAAGTCTATATTCGTACCATCATTAGAGTTAACCGTTGAATCCGGTGTGGGCAATGATGACGTTGTGAATCCGGTTATTAGTCTGGATCGAAGCAATGATGGGAAGACTTGGTCAGATGCTAGGACACGATCAATCGGTGAAGTAGGCGAGTACGACAGGCGAGCAATCTGGAGACGTAACGGTCGAGTGTCGAGGTTTGAGATATTCCGATTCACTCTGACTGACGCAGTTAAACCAGTGATACTACAGCTTAACGCTGAGATCATAGGTGGCACGAAATGACCACTCCACTACTTAATGCTGGACAGCCAATCGTTGACGAATCTGGTAAAATGGCCCAAGCATTCAGAACGTGGACGCTGGATGCTTCGCTGAGTATTCCCATTGTTGGAACAGGCTCACCAGAGGGCGTAGTTGAGGCCAGACAGTATCAGCTTTATATTAATTCGGCAGGCACAGCGGGATCAATTGAATACCGTAAAATGCTCTCACAGATCGGTGGCGACAGGACGCAAGGATGGATTCTCGTATAACAAAACTCAAAATAATGATGCGGGATAAGCCGAATATAGCGGTCAGACCAAGCAAGGCTCAGGTGCTAGATATTTTGCAAGACCCCACAGTGAGCATTCCTTGGGGGATATACGTTGATGACATACAGACCACAGCCGGTCTTCTGCTGGTTAACGACAAGGTGCTTGTGCAACTGATCCAAAAGCAAAACGATTTAGAAGTACACATTTGCTGCAAGCTGCGCGACAGGGCAGGAATCAAGGAAGTGCTTGTCAGGATGTTGAAGTGGGTAAGCGCGTATAACTGGAATGAAATTTACACAACGGCCCCTGATAACAGGTCTGCATTAAAGAAAATGCTGATTAATCTGGGCTTCACTGAACATAAGGCGAGGTGGATATATGGGCTTTGACCCGATTACGATGGGCGCGGCAGCAGCAGGACTTGGAGCCAATATGCTCAGTCAGCGATCACAAAAGAAAGACATCAGCAAAGCCAACAGGCGCTCGATGGCAATGGCTAATACTGAGATGGCTAACCTCATGCCAGCCTATCAGCAGGCGCAGGACACAATGATTGGTGGATACGGCCAAGCCGGTCAGATCAATCAGGAGGCTCTCAATCGTGCGTACCAGATGCAAGGCCAATCGTTCATGCCAAGGATGCAAGCGTATCAGGGCGGCAACGTAGCAGCTCAGAATGCTAACCTGTCCTCGATCCCTGCAATGCGAGCAGCACTACTGGGCGGGCGAATTCCTCAGATGCAGCAGGCTCAGTCGTTGCCGATTGACCAAGCAGCACTGGCTGGATTGATTAACCCGCAGGCGCAACAGTTCCCAGCAATGCAGCAATTCCCACAGATGCGACCGTTCCAGAGGTAATTATGGCTTACACAGTCAAAGAAGTGGCAGATTACATTGCGGCTAATCCTCAGCTAAGTCCTGCTGAACTTTCTACGCTGGCCCAAAACAACGGCGTCAGTAATGAAATGCTTGGGCAGGCGTACGGCATGGCAAACCCTGCCTCGGCGCAAGGCGCGCAAAATGAACGCAATATTCCAATGCCAATATTGCTCGGCCAAGCCGATAGAGGCCAGCAGCAATACACGCCAGGCCAGATAACCGACCAGCAACTAAAAGACTTCTTTGCAGCCAACCCGAATATCTCTAACGAGCAGACCTATGCGCTGATGCAGCAGTATCAGGTCAGCCCACAGCAAGTAGTCAATGCGCGTGGACTCGATCCTCAAACTGCTTACGGTCAATACAATCAGCAGGTGGTGAACAACGCACAGCCTGGTCAAGTAACTGATTACGAGCTTCAAGCGTATTTCGCCAACAACCCAAATACGCCTGACAGCCAAATCTACGCTCTGATGAAGCAGTACGGGGTCAGCCCTGAACAGGTCTCCAGAGCGATTGGGCTGCCTTTGGATCAGGCGCAGGCTAGGTACAGAGAGGCCAGAGTAGAAGCTACTCCTACGGGACTGGTTGGCGCTGAGGAATCGCTTGGACAGGGGCTTACAGATGCCACAGCAACCCTGCGCGGTGCTGAGACTTCCTCACGGGCTGACATCGATGCGGCTCTTGGCCGAATCAATCAACTGTATGGAATCAACATTGATGACCTGCGAGCAGCGGGAACTCAAGCTAGTGGACAGATTAATACCGGCTTCGATGAAGCGCGTGGATACTTCCAGCCTTATCAACAAGGCGGGACAACGGCGTTTAATCAGCAACTGGCTCTATCAGGTGCGCTTGGGCGGGATGCTTTTAATCAAGCCAGACAAGAGTCTCCCTATGAGCAGTTCCTGTTTGAGCAGGGCATGAGAGGCAACCTAGCAGGTGCTGCGGCTACTGGTGGACTTGGTGGTGGTAATGTTCAGCGAGAGCTAACACGCTTTGGACAAGGGCTTGCGTCACAAGGTCTACAGCAGCAGATCGGAAACCTTAACCAATTGTCCGGCATGGGGATGCAAGGCGCTCAGGCGCTCTCAGGGCTTGCTACAGGCAGGGCTGGTGCATTGGGCGACATAACCTTGAACACGGCTGGAAACATCGCTGGGCAGCGTGGAGCGATGGCAGGATACGAAGGGCAGGCCGGAACTGGTCGCGCCAACATTGGTCAAACGACAGGCCAGAACATTGCACAAATGCAGTACGGCACTGGGCAAGACCTTGCAGCAGGCAGAACGAGAGTAGGCGAGATTCAAGCTAATCAGCTACAGCAGGCAGCGGCTACTCAGGCGCGACTTCTGGAACAACTGGGTGCAACTCAGGCAAACATGATTTACGACCAAGCTGGGAACTACATTGATATGGGCAACGCTGCTGCTAATCGTGCGGCAATCAATGCAATAAACTTGTCTGGTGGTATTTCAAACTTGCAGACAGGACTTGCTGCTGGTCAGAATGCAGCCTTCCAAGGCGCTGCCAGAATACCGTCTCAATCGTTTGATGCTGAACAGGCGCTCGGTGCAGCGGCAGGCGGGTATAATCTGGGCAATCAATTGGTGTATGAGCCGAGGAAAGGCGGGTATGCTCCGGTGTCAGAGAGTATTCCGCAAAGACGCAGCTACGCGCAAACAATGCCAAACTACAACGTGGCTCCTCAACCATATCAAGTGCCTGGCGCTACCTATAACGCAGGACTTGGGAGATTCAACTAATGGCTATTAACTTTGGTGACGTTCTCGGTGGTCTGGGTGCAGCTTACGGCGGCACAGCGCAGCAGTACGCTCAAGGCATCCAACAGCGCGAGCAGGGGCTGACTGAGCAGAAGCGGGCAGAGCTTGAGGCTCGGCAGAAGGCGATGTACGAGGACGCTAACACTGCGTTTGGCTTCTTGTCGAACCCAGAGCTTAACTATGAGCAGCGAGCAGATAACATCATTCGCCTTGCTGAAGACCGTTTGGACGCATTATCAAACTACCCAGACGCAGACCCAAGCGACACTCTGCAAGTGCTTGATCTTGCCACTCAAATGAGAGATGGCACTGACCCTACAGCGGTGACTAGGCTGGCAAAAATACTGGCCCCAGCTTATCAAATCTATAAGCAGCGATATGCGCCACAGCAGGAAGCGCCAGCGGAATACACGCTTGGCCCAAATGATATTAGATATAGGGGAGGGCAGGTGATAGGAAGAGGCATAGCTCCTGCTGTAGAGCTAGGCTTTGAGATTGTCCCTGTTACTGAGGTATCAGGCATCCCTGGACTTGATCCAGCAAAAGCATACCAGCGCAACATAGAAACAGGCCAGATTTCTCAGGTGGGCGGCGGCGGTACAACTGTTAATGTTGGCAATGCAACAGAAGGCGAGCGCAAGGCTGGCACGTTGGCAAACCGGCTTGATTTTGCTATGGCGCAAATCAATGACGTTATAGCACTAAATCCAGCGGCGCAAATGCCTGGAAAAGTGGCAACTGTGTTTGACGCAATGGGCATGGATTACTTGGCAACGCTTTCAAACGATGCT